AGAACTCCTATTCGTCAGTTTGCTAGTTGTGTGCTTGTTGACAGTGACGATACTCTTTCTAGTATTTTCAGCAGTGACATGGCTATTGGACTTTATGTGGCAAGGCGTGCGGGCATTGGCATCAACTCGGGCAGGATCAGGGGGATCAACTCAAAAATAAGAGGTGGCGAAGTACAGCACACAGGAGTGATTCCATTCCTTAAGAAATTTGAAAGCACAGTGAGATGTTGCACACAGAATGGCGTGAGAGGTGGCAATGCCACGGTACACTTTCCTATCTGGCACTCAGAGATTGAAGACATTCTGGTATTGAAAAATAACAAGGGCACTGAAGACAATCGAGTGCGAAGAATGGATTACTCCATACAGATATCTAAATTGTTCTATGAGAGATTTATTCGAGAAGAAGATATCACTTTGTTCTCTCCACATGACGTGCCTGGATTGTATGATGCATTTGGAACGGATAGATTTGATGAGCTGTACAAAAAATATGAGGCAGACAAAGAGGTTCATAAGAAGACCATACCAGCACAGGAATTATTTTTTGATCTTCTGAAAGAGCGAGCAGAGACCGGCAGGATCTACATAATGAATCTGGATCACTGCAATTCTCACTCATCATTTAAAGATAAAATTTCCATGAGTAATCTCTGCCAAGAGATCACACTGCCCACCAAACCCATACAGCATATTGATGATGTCAATGGAGAAATTGCTCTGTGCATATTGAGTGCGATCAATGTGGGCGCCATAGGTGATCTGAGCGAATTAGAATCCGTGTGTGACCTAGCAGTGAGGGCACTGGATGAGATCATAGATTATCAAGACTATCCGGTCAAGGCCGCGGAAGTATCTACCAAAGCAAGACGTTCACTGGGCATAGGTTATATCGGATTGGCACACTATCTTGCCAAAATGGATCTAAAATACGGTGATCCCAAGGCATGGGAAGCAGTGGACAGGTTATCAGAAGCATTCCAATACTATCTATTGAGAGCGAGCTGTAATCTTGCAGAAGAAAAAGGTAAATGTTCAGCATTTGACAGGACCAAATATGCAGATGGATTGCTGCCCATAGATCATTACAAGAAAGAAGTGGATGAGATTGTGCCGCACAAAACAAGAATGGCCTGGGAATCATTGAGAAAAGACATCGCCAAACACGGATTGAGACACAGCACATTGTCAGCACAGATGCCATCGGAGAGTTCCAGCGTGGTTTCCAACGAGACCAACGGCATTGAACCACCCAGAGCCATATTATCTATCAAGAAAAGCAAAAAAGGCCCACTGAAACAGATAGTGCCAGGATACCCCAAATTAAAAAATTCCTACACACTGTTGTGGGATCAGAAGAGCAATGAAGGCTACATCAAGATCGTGGCCATGATGCAGAAATATTTTGATCAGGCCATATCAGGCAACTGGAGTTACAATCCATTAAACTATGAAAACAACGAAGTGCCCCTGTCAGAGATGGCCACAGACATGTTGACTGCTTACAAGTATGGTTGGAAAACATCCTACTATCAAAATACCTATGATTTCAAAGGCGAGGAAGAAGATCTGCAACCATCGGGCATAGCACCCATCCATGCCAAGGATGATGGTGAAGACGTGGAATTGACAAACAGCCAAACCAGTGTTAAAATAAATACATCGGCAGCAGATGATGAAGAAGCATGTGATGCCTGTACAATTTAAACTATGACAAAAACAGTATTCAATAGAAATGCAGTAGATTGGTCTAAGGAACCCATGTTCTTTGGAGAAGATCAGGCCATCCAAAGATATGACGTGTTCAAGTACCCACAGTTTGATAAACTGAATCAAACCATGCTGGGCTATTTCTGGAGACCAGAAGAAGTGTCACTGCAGAAAGACCGATCAGATTTTGCCAACTTCCGACCAGAACAGAAACACATATTCACCAGCAATTTAAAATATCAAACTCTGTTAGATTCTGTGCAGGGCCGAGGACCATGTCTTAACTTCCTGCCCTATGTCAGCAATTCAGAACTGGAAGGCTGCATCGTGACCTGGGATTTCTTTGAAACCATACACTCGAGAGCCTACACACACATCATGAAGAACGTTTATTCAGACCCATCGGAAGTGTTTGACACCATATTGAACGACAAAGAGATCCTAAAGAGAGCAGTGTCAGTCACAGAGAACTATGACTCATTTGGAGAAATGGCCCTGCAATACACAGTGAATGGCAAAGGTGATGTGGAAGAATTAAAGAAACAACTGTATCTGGCCATGATCAATGTAAATCTTTTAGAAGGTTTAAGATTCTATATATCTTTTGCCTGCACGTTCGCATTTGGAGAATTGAAACTGATGGAAGGCTCTGCCAAACTGCTTTCCTTGATTGCCAGAGACGAAGCCACACATTTAAATCTAACCACACACGTGATCAAGGCATGGCAAAAAGGTGATGACCGAGACATGCTGAAAGTGATGAAGGGACAGGATAAAAAAGTTATTGAGATGTTCCATGCTTGTGTGGAAGAAGAGAAGGCCTGGGCCAAACATCTGTTCAAGGATGGCTCTATCATAGGACTCAACGAGAAATTATTGGGGCAATACGTGGAATACACTGCCAACAAAAGATTAAAAGCACTGGGATTTGATCCAGAGTTTGACATACCAGGCAATCAAAATCCTCTGCCATGGACCACACACTGGTTAAGTTCTAAAGGCATGCAGGTGGCTCCCCAAGAAACGCAAATTCAAAGCTATATCATAGGTGGTATCAAGCAAGATATTAAAAAAGACGAATTTAAGAAATTTAAATTATAAGAGTCAAGTTCAGTCATAAATATAAATGTATGTCATACATTTATAAAATTACTAATGCAGTTAATAACAAATCTTATATAGGTTACACTAAAAATCCTTCAGCAAGATGGAAAGCACATCAACATCATCAAGGATCTAATTTAGTATTCCAAGCAATTAAAAAGTATGGAATAGATAAGTTTAAGTTTGAAATTATAGCAAAGGATACTATTGACAATGAACAAAAATATATTATTATATATAATACAATAACTCCTAATGGGTATAATTTAACAGAAGGAGGAAGCCTCCCTCCTAATCATAAAGGTAAAACTTACAAGGAAATATATAAAAATTTAAAAGAAGCTGAACAGCAAAGATTAAAAAGACAGTTGAAACAAATACAGACAGGAGGTTATGGTCCTAAAAAACATAAAGAGGAAACAAAAAATAAAATTAGTGCGGCCCTAACTGGAAAAAATAATCCAATGTATGGAAAAAAACAATCAAATAAAACTAGACAACTTATAAGCAAATCTAACAAAGGTCGTTTTATTGGATTTAAAAATCCTAGAGCAAAAAAATGGATATTGATCTCTCCCAAGGGAGAACAGCACGAAGCACACGGCGATCTTAGGAAAAAATGCTTGGAACTTGGATTAAGTTTTGCTACAATACATGCAAGCCATATGCACAATAGACCAATGAGATCAGGATGGAAAATATTACAAAAATAATAGATGCTTGTCTCCCAGACATCAAAGACATTCGTTTAAAAAATATACAAGAAATATTAGGATGTCCAAATGTTATTCTTTTAAGTATAGATCCACGACCACACTCGAAGATCAATAGGTGCCATGCCAATGTACAAAGACAGGTGCAATGGTATGGAGGTGAAAAAATAGAAGGATATTATTTGGCATTTAGCAAATCATCTGATAGATGGACAGCTATAAAACATAGTGTATGGAACAGGAACGGAGAGATAATTGATGTCACTCCTGTGAATGACGAAAGAACTCAAAATGTTTTCTTATGGGGCAATAAAGAATTATATACTTCTGTGTATTTTGATGGTAATATTCTACAAAAAGATAAAACTGTAATATTAGAACAAACAATATAACAGCACATAATCACTATCCATAAATACTGGTATGGCAAAAGTAAAATGCGTAGCTGACATAGCACCCATTAAAAAAGGTTCCAAAAACGTTTTTGCAAATGGCAAACCTATTGGCAGAGTGGGCGATCCTACCTGCACAGCTATCATGCAGGGTTCTAAATCAGTATTGACCAACGGTCGTCCCACTGCGCGAAAAGGTGATGCGAATGTGCCACACTGCACCCCCATGGTGCAGGCTCAGGCATCCAACAGCGTGTTCGCCAACGGTATCGGCATCAGCAGAGTGGGTGATCTCAACACTCCGCATCTTAGACCCAAAAAAGGAAAAGAAGAAAATCCAAATCAATTTGATGGTGCCTCTTCCATGTCAGAATGGTCGTCCAACCCCACAGGATATTCAGGTTCATTCTAATGGTTAAACAAGGACTGCGAGCACTAGCAAACACATCAGCCAACTTCAGCAATCAAGGAGTGCAAGATGCAATCGCAACAGCCAATATCGGATTCGTAACAAAAACTAAAACATTACAATATCTAGTGGACATCAACAGCACATTGACTGATGTACAAAAGACCACAATACGAGCATCTCTAAATGTACAACCATATCTCAATGCTGGCAGATATCTTCAGGATCTAAATAATCACACAGCAGATATGTTGCAAGGATTACTGGGAGAGGTCGACACAGACTCAACCTCCAGTGGAACATTCCTTGAGCAATTGGGCATAGTGGATGGTATGCAGGGCAGCTATCTATATCTCTATGGAGAAGAAGCCAGTGTGGCAAACAGAGGAGTAAATGATCATTTTGGTTCTTTGAGAGGTATATTGGATGATGAATTATTATCAATCAAACAATCAGTGGCAACCATTACCAGTGCAGCATTGGCCACTGATACTGCTTTTCAAAATGCCACCCAAGCATTGATAGATTTTGTGAATGCTCTGGGAGACAGCAGCACTCTTGACGTCAGCACATTGAACAGCCTGTTGAGTGTGTATGAATCTGCCGCCAATAATTTTAACACCATACTGGCAGGAGCAGCCTACGCAGCTCAGAGAGACAACCTAATAGCTGCCAGAACTGCCGTTAACAGTCAACTCTCTCTAGAAGCAACCAATCTAGGTTCTGTGAGAAGTTACAGTGTGATATTGACTCGATACATGGCCTATAAAGGGCTAGCAGAAAATGATACCATAAGAGATATCATAGCCAAGACTGCTCAGAGCACAGCATGGCAAGACTACTATGAAAATTATAATGATAGATTTGCACAGCTGAACGCCAAATATGAGAATACTGCAGGCGACAGTGAGAATGAAACCATCATCAATAATGAATTGAGATTGAGAGGCCTGCCGGATGTGAAGGATTACACCAATCTTCCAGCAGTGGCAGACAAGGCATCCAGAGACACTCGACTGATTGGCACCGTGAGTTTTCCAGGCCG